AGTTACATTTAATTGAGATACAGAAGCAATTCCACCAATTACACTAGTAGAAACTCCCGAGGAAGTTGCATAAGTAGAAACTCCCGATAAAGTAGCATAAGTAGAAACTCCCGATAAAGTAGCATAGGTTGCAGTATCAGCATTACCAGTAAGATCTCCAGTAATATTTCCAACAAAAGAAGTTGCTGTGACTACTCCTACCGCATTAATTCCACCCGATAAAACATCAATACCAGTTCTAGCAGTAATGATTCCAATAGAATCAACGTTCTTTACATCTTCATATGTAACTGTTCCACCAACTGTGATATTCCCATCAATATATTGATCTCCTTTAACATAGAGCGCATACTCAGTTCTTGCTGTAGTTCCAACTCCAACATTTTTAGTGGTATGAATACCAGCAGAAGTTACTGCCCAAGTACCTGCAGCTCCAACTGTCCCACTACCTAAAGCAGTACTGGCAATACCAACCCACTTAGAACCATTATAAATGAGAAGTTTATTTGTACCTATTCCAGCGTCAAAGGTGACATCATCAAGATCTTTGATGAATCCAGCACCGCCACCACCAATGGTAGCAATCTGCTGTTGGATTCTGTTAATGAATAGTCTGTAATGATTTTGAAGATCATCAAGTGTTGCAAACTTTTGATCTAAAGGAGTTAATCCATCTGAAGAATTATTTGTTGATGGATCTCCAGGTAAAGTTGGATTATCTTCAGTTAAAAGTTTCTTTTCATTTATCTCAGAGATAGTCTCTTCAAGATAATTAATTTTTTCAACTAACTCTTTATTCTTTTCTTCTAACTTATCTAATTGAAGTCTTTCAATAACTTCTTTTATTTCTTCTTGAATACTTTCAATATGTTCATTCTGTTTCTTAATATGCTTTTCATTAGTAACAAGATCTACTTCAAGATCTTGCATCTGTTTAGATATTTTATCTCTAAACTTTACTACTTCGGTTTTTAAACTAGCATGATAATTTTCGTTAGATCTTACTAAAACATTTTGAATTTCTCTGAGATCTTCAGTAACAGTCTCTTCTAGGAAATTAAATCTCTTATGATACTTTTCAATATCTTGAGAATAATTTTCTAATTTTTCATTTTCACTAACTTCTCTTTTTTTAAAGTCTTTATATAGAGATTGATATTTTTTGGCAATAGAATCTATCTCTTCTTTATATTGATCAGTTACATCTTTAAGTTCTTGTATCTTTTCAGAAGTTTTTTCTGGAATACCTTCAGAAATAGATTGAACTTTTTCTGACAACAAATTGACTTTAGAAAGAACTTCTTCTTCTAAATCTTTTACTTCTTGTTCTGATTTAAGTTTAGTTTCAATTAAAAGATTACTATACTTTGGTATTTCTGTCTCAGTAAACAGTTTTACCTTTGCATTAAGATCTTCAATATTTTGTCTATAGGTGTCAATTACTTTATTGACTTTTTCTTCTGTCCTTACCTCTGTTTCTGCAAAGAGTTTTTTATATTTTGGAAGTTCTTTCTCTACTAACTCATTTACATTTTTGTTAAAATCTCTGGCAGTTTCTTTAAATTCTGCTTTGACTATGTTGATAGTATTTTCGTTTACACTTTCAACAGTTTCTAGAGCAGTAGTGACTTCCTTACTTACGTCCTCTTTAATGGAGTCTAAGTTTTCTTCTACTTGTTCTTTAAAAATATCAAGTCTATCGTCAAATCTAACTTCTGACTCTAAAATTAATTTTTTGTATTTTGGTACATCTACATCAAGAAAAGATTCAACAGAGTTAGAGAGATTTACAAAGTCTTCTCTAATCTTATCAACTGTCTTACCGTTAATAGATGATACTTTAGATTCAATTTTAGATATTGATTCTTCTACAAAAAGAAGTTGTGCCATCATAGCACTATCTAAATCTTCTTTTTTAATTAAACTTTTTATCTCTTCTTTTATTCCACTAACTTCACTAGAAACACTCTCTACCTTTTCTAAATTATTCTTGAAACTATCAAAAGTAGAAGTAAAATCAGATAATGATTTAAGGTGATTTAAGTTTGATTTAAAGGCATCAAATGCTTCAGATACCTGCTCTATCTTTTCTGGGCGCGCAGATTCATAACTCTCCTTTACCTCATCCAAGGGAGTTTTTTTATTATTACCAAAAAAATCTGAAGGCTTCTTTAGTGCCACGTTTAATATATCTCCTCTATTTTACTATTTATTGTCCTCTTTTAATCCATCTTTGAGCATTTTTGCCAGATCTGCTGTTGACCCAACAAATAATGCATTATTAACAGTTGATGGACCTTTGATTTTTTCCTCTGTTTCAATATCTTTAAGTTTCTTCTGCAGATCTAATAATTTATCAGTTGCATCAGCAACGTTCTTAATTAACTGACCAGCAACTTCATATGCTCTTGGCATTTCACTTTCTTGGGCAAGTTCAAGAACACCGTTGAGAGCTTCTTGTCCCTTTTCAATAATGGAATAAAGATTACCTCTAGTATACTCGTAATCTTTTTTTATGTCATCAACACTCTCTTTAACTTTTTCAATTTTACTTTCAATTACTTCTGGTTTAATCACTTCACCAGAGGTATTGAAAGTATCATTAAGTTCATCAAAATTTTTTGTCATTTTCATCAGAACGAACCACTAAATCCAAAATCATCTCCAACTTCAATTAATGCATTATCTGCAGCATCAATAATAAAGATTTCTTCTCCTGTCAAGTGATCGGTAATAGTAGTTCCATCTTGACCCCTCTTCACGTTAAGTCTATTTCCAGTTATCTTCGTGATGAAGATTTCTTCTCCATTGAGATCAACATAGGTATTTTCAGTAAGTCCACTGGCATCAGCAACATTGAATGCTGTTTTTGTTTTTGTAATATCTTCTGCCAGTGTTGTTGCTGCGTTTCCAGTATAATTTTTGATTGCTCTTGGTTCGACTGAGTAAGAAACTTCTCTGATAGAGTTTGAAGTGTCTGTGCCTGTAAGGTAACTGACGGTAGCCTTTTTGATGATATCCTTGGTTGCAGCAGATGCAGGACCAAATAGATATGTTTTTGCAGTAAATCTTAAAGTATAGAGAAGAACTCTCCTGCTAGAAAAGTCTCCCTCGTAGTCATCCTGCATGGTAATATTTTCTAGGACAACAGGAATATCTCTCTTTTCTTGTAGTGCTTCAACCAGTTCTACGGTGACGTTATACGCAGGTTGAAAGTATGGTAAAATCTGTTCTACAATTTGAAGTGCATCATCATTTAACTTACTCATGATGGCAAGTTCAAATTGCATGTTATATGGGACTGGCATATATGCCTTTTTTGTTTCAGTCCCATCATTAGGATCCTTTACAGTAAAAGTTTGAGTTGTTGATACTTTTCTACTAGGATCATAAGTTAGTCCTGTAAATTCAAACGACATCCTTGGTAGGGTTATCGCAAATGGTTTATTCAAGTCTGGAGACTGTTCTATTCTTGCCAGAAACTTTTGAGTAGGACCATATGCCAAAGGAACCTTTATAACACTGACAACATTGTCATCAGAGTCCTCATGTTTAATGCTAATGTTATTAAACAAAGTACCAAAAGATATAATGGTCCTCCTTAAAATTTCGTTGTAAAAATACTCAAACATTTTTAAGTCCTACAATATCTCTATATTAAGATATTTTTATTTAGGGCATACCGAATGGGTTCTGCTCAGAGAAGTCAATAATAGAATCCGCTTCTATTTCTATATTGATATTATCTGCAAATCCATCATCAGCAGGTTGTGCATCTGCTACTCTCAGTTCGTATGCTGCACCAGATGTAGATCCTGTAATTGTTTCTCCACGAGTGAATTCTCCGTTTACAGTACCAACTTCAAGTATGTTTGTTTCAGAATTCCATACTCTAACCCTTGCAGTCGTTCCACTAGAAGATCCTGTGACAATTTCATTAAATTGGAATGTTCCAGATCCACTACTTTCTGGATTTGATAGTGTTATTTCTGGTGTGATTACATATCCATATCCAGAATCCAAAATATTGACACCTAAAACTGTTCCACCAGCACTTACTGTTGCTATACCAGTTGCTGTAGATATTCCTGGGAATTCTATATAATTCTTTTCAGACACTTCATTAGAAATTGTAACTGTTGGAGGACTCAAATAACCACCTCCACCAAATGTAACTGCAATGCCAGTAACAACACCACAATTTGCTCTACCAAATTCAAACACAGAAGTTGCGATACCAACATTAGTGGCAGAGGCAGACATCGTTAATGTTCCAGATCCTATGGAATATACAAAAGTATCTGCAGGAATGAAGTTATATAGATTACTATATCCAATACCAAGTCTTACCCTATCTCCAACAATAATATTTGTTGTAGTAACACCTGTAATGACACTAGATCCAATGCCAACTGTACCTTCTGTTTTAATAGAGGTAGATCTGATAGTTGCAACTCCAAGTGCTCTAAAGTTTTCGTCTGCTCCTCCAGGTCCTGCAATAGTAACTGTTGGTGTGGTGAGATAACCAAATCCACTATTTCCAATACTAATAGTATTAACTGTACCTGCAACAGATACTGTAACAGTTGCTGTTGCTTGTACTGGAGAAGGACTTCCACTAAACGATATTGTAGGTGCTGCAGTATATCCAAGACCAATGGTCGCTCCAGTTCCAACACACCAAGGATCTGTAGTGGAATTAAATCCAACTGCTGTCACAATACCTGTTATTGGATCAATAGTTGCAATACCAACTGCAATTTGTGTAGGTGCATCTTGTCCCGAAGTTGTTGTAATTGCAACAGTAGGTGCTGTCGTATACGCTCTGCCAGTAGTGCTGAATGCAATAGATCCAGCATCAATGGACGATCCTGCAATTCCAATGGTTGCAGATGCAAAACTAAATCCTGGATGTGCAATAGTTACTGTTGGGGTACTAGTATAGAATCTACCACCAGTTGTTAGTCCAAGAGTTTCTACTGTTCCTCCAGTTTGTGCAAGTTCATCAAGGGTTGCAGTTGCTTCTGCAGCATTTCCAGTTCCCGTTGGCAGTGAGAATGTAACTGTCGGTGCTGTTTTGTAGAATACACCGCCAGTTGTTCCTCCTGGGAATAAGAAAGAAGATGCCCCTACACTAATTGGAGCAGAAGTAATGCTGACTCCAGTACTAACTAAAGGAGAATCTAAAACTGCAGTTGCTGCTGCTCCAACGTGTTTTGGTGGAGTAAATGTAACTGTTGGTGCTGTTACATATCCTGATCCAGCAGTGTTTACAGTTACGATACCAACTCCTCCTGTAGTCGATATTCCAACTACAGCTGCAGCTCCTGTACCAGTGTCTGAAACAAATCGCACTCCTGGAGTACTAGTATATCCAGATCCAGCATTTATTATTTGTACTTGTTGTACTGATTGTAATTTTGGATTTGAATTTAAGTTACAAACATTTATTCCACCAATCATAACTGCTGTTGCTATACCAGTCACTCCTCCACTAGGTGCTGAAGATATGATTACTGTTGGTGGAGATGCATATCCACCACCTCTGTTCGTCACCCTAATATATCTAATTGCACCGTTTACAATACTTGTCAGTGCTGTTGAGGTTACTGCTGCACCAACCAAGGTAAGTGTTTGCGTTGGTCCTTGAATAGTGTTGATGCCATCATTAGTTTGTCCATCATAGTCATCACCAATAAGGTTATTGTCAATATCCTCTATGCCAGTTGCAATGACTTCATCTTCCAGACGGAAGAGTTCGCAATAAAGTTCATAAACATAAAGATTTTGTAATTGATAATATGGTTTTGCGTATTCAATATCTTTAATTTCATAAATTCTATCATCAAGAGGAAACCAGATAAGATCTCCACTTTTTGGTCTGGTAGATAGTTTTACGTTCGATTGATCTTCAATTAGTGGAGTAATATAGTTTTCAAATCTTTCTCTAGAAATAATGAGTCTTACTTCATCTTTTGACTCAATTCCAAACTTTGAAAGAATGTTTCCAGCACCAGAATACTGATCATAATTATCAACGTAAGCTTCTAAGGGGAGTGCCATATCAAATTTTGATTGCACAACCTCTCTTATGACAGTGTTTTCTGTCAGATACTTTCTTGGTAGATAAAAAATATCTACACCGTACATTCTCAGTTGCTCATTAATTAAATCCTGAACAAGGTTTTGTTCACCCCGAGTACCCTGAGTAAAGAATGGATTTAACATGATATCAACCTATCATATCGTATGGAGGAAGTTCATAAGTATTAGACATTTGCTCTCTGATCACTTCCAAGTCTTTCTGAGCATCATCATAGATCTGACGACCATTCAATTCAATTCCACCAGGTAATTTAACTCCTTGAAATTTAATCAAGTTTTGCCCCCACTGTCTTTTAACAAGTGCAGTTACATACTTCTTTAGGAAAGAGTCATTCCAAACTCTTGAATATGAATTTGGATCCAACAAACGATAACAATCAATGATAAGGTAGTCATCTTTTGTAGCAGATCCCCAATCAAAATCTAAATATAATCTATCTTGTCTTTGATTAAATCTGATGAATTTATCAGTAGTTAATGCAAAATCAATATCTTCAAGATATCTCTTAGTCATTGCATAAGTTAATATTTCAGTAGATCCCCAATAGTAAATATCATTTAAGAACAACTGATATTTAACACTGAACATGTTATTGGTTACAGTGTTTGATCCATCAAATTTGAATACTTTCGTTATTCCAATAATTTCTGGCGGAACTTGAAGATAGTTACTATTCTCTTCAAACGAAAAAGTTACGGAAGATCCATCAATAGTGGAAGTTGCAGTAGAAGTTGTAATACCAGCAGCATTATTACTGCCACCTCTTGCTCTACCTCTATCAATGTCTTCTTGTGTTATTTTATATTTTAAAAATGTCTGAGTTACACCATCAAAGTGTCTCTCTTGAAAATATTGTAAGGCATCATCAACCAGGTCGTCTATTTGCTCATCGGCAACATTAATCTCAAGCACTGGTGCTCCCAGTTGCCTTTTGCAATAATTAATTAAATCTGTTCTACTTGCCGGTTGTGCCATTTATTCCACAAGTTTCCTAAGTGTATTTAGGTTTAAGAAGAAATCGTATTATAAACATATGCATTTCCCCGAACCAAAGGATATGTTGATGATCCAACTGTGACTAATACATCATAAACGTATCTACCTTCTGTGAGGTTACCAGTTTCTGTATCTGTCAAAGAAATTTTCATTACACCATCATATGCACTGGTAAACCCAACAGTAAACGTATCAGATGCACCAAGAGTTGCTCCAACAGCGATACTCTTTGATAATGCACCTGCACCTGAATATCCTGTTAAATCAAAAGCAGAACTTGATGTTGTTTTAACATTAAATGTGGTAGAAAAATCTGTTCCCCCATATATTGTTAAATTGGCACCGTATGGAACTCCTGAGTCTGGATCGAAAGTAATATTTTTAGATGGCATCTGGAAGTCCTATTACCGACATTGTTTCTTGTTGTTTATAATAAAGTTTACAGAATGATTTTGCAATATTCTTAAGGGTATCATGATCATTACAATTATCTATATCAGTTGCAATCTTTTGATATGCAAAACTCTTTGATAAGTTTGTTAGTTCAATGCTATCAGGATCCATGTAATAACTCCTTTAGTAATGACTTGATTTCATTAAGTTCACTCTTTACATTAGCAAGATCTTCTTCCATTGTCTGTACTTTCTGATTCTTTTCAGTTTTCACGTCACGTCTTGAAAGATACTGTGTATATTCCAAATTATTTACATTAACGATTGCGTTGGTTTCAGGATCTCTTGCGAGATCCTTATGACCCTCCATTTCGTAAAATTCCATATTATGCTAAGGCAATAACTCTAAGTTCTTTCACTCTTGGTACAAAGCACTGACTTGTAGATGTCAGAGCCAGTTTGATTCTATATGTTCTAAATGATGGTAATCTGTCAATGGTAAATGTATATTCCCTATAGTCAAGTTCTCTGTTCTCAAAGGAGAGAGTGCTTGACTTAGTTATGAATGAATCAGATTCACCATTATTGTTTTCAGATGCAATAATTTCTCCTCTTTCATTAAGGTTTGCATATCCGGGGAAAGGAGTAAATACAGGAACTGATCCTGGTTTGTTATTAGTTGCAAAGAATGCTCTAATATCAGATGCCTCGTTAATATGAGCAGAAACAATAACTTTTATAGAAGATGCTGGGTTTTCCAGAATAATTTCTTTAGAAAGATATTGGAAAGCTGTTGGATCTTCAGTAGCACTATTTACTCTAGAGTCTGTCGCATAGTTTGTAATAATATTATTTACTCTATTAGAAGTGAGAATTGCATTTACTCTTTGACCATCAATAACAGGACTTAAACGACTATCTGTAGATGAAAGGAAAAGTCTCATCTGCATTGACTTACCACCAACAATATTGGTAAGTTGTGCATCTTCGTTTACCTTAGAAGCAATCATTCTTGGGGTATCAAAATAATTCTTTTGATTTATAGTGATGTCTTGGAATCCAGCATCAATAAATGGTAGTTCAGTTCCACTAAAACTTTGAGAAGTAATTGTTCTAAGTTCACCTGTAATACTAGTTCCAGGAACAGTTACATTTTGAACTTGTGGAGTGATGATTTCAAACGGCATATTTTGAGATGCTCTAACTCTAGATCCTCCAGTAGATCTATCACCTGTTATATAAAGTTTGGGGAATCCAACATCAGTGCTTCTGTCGGTTCCTGTTGTTGCACTAGTATCAATCTTAACTTGATAACTATCAAATGTAAACGGATCAAGTTTAGTAACATCACTCAACGAATGAGTTCTGTTGATTCTATTAAGACTAATTCCACCGAGTTCATACTTATAGACAGGAGTTCCAACAGGATATGTTTTCGGATTAGTTCCTCTTACAATATTTCCACCAATGCTATTTCCAGAAACATTAGTGTATTCAATAATCTCATCTCCAATTAAGAGATAACCTACATTAGTTGTTCCAACTCCAACACCTTCAAAAGTTGAGAATGTTGTTGCACCACCAACTGCAATCTGACCGGTAGATGTAGATGAGTATTCTACAGTCAACTTAGTTGGTTTTATATCAGGATGAACACCAGATATACTTACAAGGTTATCAGAGAAATACATTCCATGATTCTGATGATTGACTTTAAAGTGCAATCCATCTGAATCAGTTTCAATATTTGTGATTTGAACATCTCCACCAGTACCAAGTCCAACAGCACCAGATGAATTAAGTTCGGTAGAAATACCAGAACTATTAAAGAAGAATAGTGTTTTTGCTGCTCCAACAACAAACTCACCTTGAACATTGTTCAGAATAAGTTCGTTAGTGTGTCCAATTCCTGCGATTGTAAGTCTTGCATTTCTACCAACAGATGCTGCTCCAATAGTATCGATTCCAACAACATCACCGACCTGATATCCAGAACCACCAGCATTATTAATGGTGGCACCAGAAGCAACAATACTACCATTTCTAATAGTAATATCTGCGGTTGCTCCTCTTCCATGACCAGTTAAGGTGATAAGATTAACACCAGTAAATGTTTGACCTCCATCAGCAGGAGTGTAACCCAGTCCAGCATTACTGATTGAGAGATCTCCTACAGCAGATCCTGCGACCCCTACAAGGTCTCCAGTTGCATTTGTTCCTGCTTGGAAGAATGTGTTACCAAACTCATATGAATCTGCTACTGTAGTGCCAAGACCAACTCTAATTGATCTGGACTGAAGAACAATAGGATCAGGAGTAAGTTTTGCAATCTGTGCATTTCCTCTTGTAAGTTCTGGACTGTAGAACTCAACAGACCCAGTATCAAGGAAGTCTGCTCTATAAAGAGTAAACTTAAGATCTTCCCACTGACTTGGTTCCCATGTAGAAGCATTCTGTGATTTAAACAAAGATCCAAGATATGGTTGATTAGAGATAAATGTATCTGTCAGGAGATCATTCTCACCAATTCTAGAGATGTAAACACTATACTTGGTAGAGTTAGATGCTAAACATACAGCATATTCAGTGCCACCTTCAACATATACAGGTGCTTTAAATTGAATATTAGTCGCAATCGATCCGTCAGACGATGTTTGAATATCATCTGGATCTAAAACAACTTCAGAGAATGGAAGAACTTTTGCCGAGGGAGATCCATTTATCATCGTCCTTAATTGGAAGACAACAGGAATATCCATGTCATCTTTGGATCTAAAGAAAACATCACAACTGGTCAAGAATACTCCAGTTTCATCTTCTACCAAGAACGACTGTGCAAGTGGATCATACCAAGTAATGATTGTCTGAGTCCTTGTTCGTGAAGAAACAACTCTGCTAGCAGTAATCTCTGTTCCAAGATCTCTGTTAACATTTCTACTCTGGAACTCGTTCTTCAGTTCAACTCTTGCATTTCTAACAGAAATAATATTCTCTTGAACTGTTTCTAGAGTACCAGATGCACTAAATGATTCTTCTGCAATAGTGCTTGCATTATCTTGATTGTTGTCAATATCATTAGTAAGAGTGAATGTTTTAGTTCCACATTCAAATCTTGGGAAAGTAATGTTATTAGGATCTGGAATGTAGTAACTACCAATAAGGGTAGCAGAAAGATCGGAGATCAATCTAACATTTTCAACAGTAGCAATAGCACCACTTGTTGATCCAACTAATGTCATTCCTTCCTTTACCCAACCATAGAAGTCACCTCTTGCTTGAGATGCAAGAGAGAATGTATCTACATTAAGAATAGTGGAAGTAGAAGAGTAGGATGCAGATAATGGAATATTTAAATATGGATTTTCTGGATAAGTTTTAGTGGGAGCATCATAAGGACCCTCTCTATGGTTTGATTGAGCAACTCTGAATCTAATATTTGCATTTGATTCTGCAGTAGTTTCACCACGACCAATTGTTCCCATCTCACCAACAACTGTTTCACCAACCTGGAAAGTTCCAGATGTCATAGTGATTTCTAGAAGTTTAGGGACACAATATTCTGTAATATCAACACCATCAAAGAATCCATACATTCTAGTGAGTGGTTTCATCTTCTTAGAAACAAATTCAACATTTCTAGATCTCATGTATGGGATGAGATCTCTGCTGACTACTCTGTCTCCAACAGATTCCATATCAAACTGTTCAGTAACAATAGTTCTGACACCAGATCTTGATTCAGTTCCAAATTCTCTGGTTGTTCTGAGTTGTTCTTCAA